GCTTTCGGAGGTCGAGAAGCTCCGGGTGGGTGCCGCCGCCGGCGATTACGCGGCCCGCGCGGCGACCAGGCTCGTGGGCTGTTCCGGGCAGGACAGCGACCGCGACGGTTACGTGACCTGCGATCTCGGCGACGGCGCGTCCATCGTCTGTTCCTACGGCGCCGAGCCCGGCTGCAAGCGCAAGACCGCCGCCTTCCATCCCGCCCCCCAGCATCCGGAGACCCATATGCTGACCAGTTCAAAGACCACCCTGCGCCGGGATGCCCGGCAGTTCGAAGCCACCGTGAAGACCGGCGAGACCGTCTATCGCGGATCGCTGACCGCCCGCTCCGCCGTGACGGGCCTGGCCGAGACGGCGAAGGCCGATGCGACGCTAACCGTCGTGGGGCTCGCCACCGACCAGGTGACCGGCGACGGCCAGGCGCGCGTTCCCTACGAGCGCGGCTGCTACCTCGTGAAGAACGACGCGACCGATCCGGTGACCGCCGGGGATATCGGCAAGACGGCATACGTGGTCGACGACGAGACGGTCTCGATTTCCAGCGACACGGACGCGCGACCCGCCGCCGGCATCGTGCGGGAGCTCGATACGAACGGCGTCTGGCTCGAGGTCTGACCTTTCCATACCAGGGAGCGCCGCGCGCGTCGGGGAGGGCAGCTCCTCCCGTTCGACCCGGCCACGCCCCGACCGGGCCCATTGAGGCATCACGGGCCCGGACGAAACAGCGGCACACCATTTTATTCGGCAGAGAGGCCACCCCATGATTGTCAACGGCGCAAACCTCCGCACGCTCGGCGTCGGCTTCCAGCGCACCTTCCAGGCCGGCCTCGATGAGGCCGACGTGTCCTATCAGCAGATCGCCACGACGGTGAACTCGACCACGGCGTCCAACGAGTACGGCTGGCTTGGCGTCATGCCCGGCATGCGCGAATGGATCGGCGACCGGGTGATCAACCAGATCGACGGGCATTCCTACACGATCCGGAACCGCAAGTTCGAGGATACGATCGCGGTCAAGCGCGACCATATCGAAGACGACAATATCGGCGTCTACGGCCCCCTCTTCGGCGCGCTTGGCCGGACGGCGGGCGCATTCCCGGCAGAACTGAACTGGACTGCTCTCGCGGCTGGCTTCGAGACCCCGTGCTATGACGGCCAGAATTTCTTCGACACCGATCACCCCGTGATCGTGGGCGGGGCGGAACAGTCTTACTCGAACATGCAGGCCGGGGCAGGTTCGCCCTGGTTCCTCATGGACCTGTCAAAGCCGCTGAAGCCGCTCCTCTACCAGGAACGCAAGAAGCCCGAGTTCCAGTCGAAGACCGACCCGGCCTCGTCCGATCACGTCTTCATGCGCGACGAGTTCCTCTGGGGCACGTCCATGCGCTGCAACGTGGGCTACGGGTTCTGGCAGCTGGCCTTCGGCTCGAAAGCGGCCCTGACCGAGGAGAGCTTCGAGGAAGCGTATTTCGCGATGCGCGACCAGAAGAACGACGCAGGCCGGCCGCTGGCGATCAAGGCCACGCACCTCGTCGTCGGCTCCTCGAACCTGAAGGCGGCGGAGGAAATCCTGAAGAAGGACCGCAAGCAGAACGGCGAGGACAACATCAACCAGGGCCGCGTCCAGCTGTTCGACAGCCCCTGGCTGGCCTGACCCCGTCCTGACCGGTCCGGCGTGATCCGCGCCGGGCCGTTCCATCCCGCCACATCGAAACCGAGGACATCCCCATGGACAACATCCAGACCACCCGGACCGCCCCGATCCTCGTCGAGGTCACGGCGCTGCGCGACCGCCGCCGTGGCGGGCATCGCTTCCAGCGCGGCGTGAAGCAAACGATCACCTTCGACGACGGCAACGATCCGCGCCTTGCCGCCCTGCGCGACGACCCGGTTCTGAAGCTGGTCGAACGCTCCGGCGCCGATCCGGAGCCCGCGGCCGATCCCGCCCCGTCCGTCCCCGCGCCCGCGCCGTCTGCCGATCTCGCGCCGGCCGATTTTGCGCCGTTCGAACCCGCGCCGGCCGAACCTGCGCCGTCCGAGAAGCCCGCCGAGGCGGAGGCCCTGGACGCGGCGATCCGGAATGCCTTGGAAGCCCTGGGCCCTGACGGGCTGACCGCGACCGGCCGCCCGTCCCCTGCGGCGGTGGGCAAGGCCCTCGGCTATGAGGTTAGCGCCGATGAGGTCCGCCGTGCGACGGCCGAACCGAACCGCGACGGGAGCGAGGATGACGGCCCGCCCCATACCGCCATCCCGGAGAGCTGATCCATGAGCTATGCCACCGTCGAGACCTGGCTCACCGACCAAGCCGAGCTGCACCATGTGGCCGCCGCGCGCGACGGGGGCATGGACACCGACCTGATCGGCCGGGGGCTCGCGGCCGCCACGGCCGAGATGGACGGCTGGCTCGCCCGCCGGTATCCGACCGTGCCGGTCGCCGCCGCCGCAACGCTGCGCATGCACGCCGTGCGGATCGCGACCTATCACATGGCCTCGACGGCGCAGAGCATGACGGACGAGATCGACGCCCGCTATAAGGCCTCGATCTCCTACCTGCGCGCGGTCTCGAAGGGCGACGCGGACCTGCCCGGAACCCAGACCGCCGCGGGACCGGAGGGGCAGGGGACCGGCGAGGTCCAGATCGTCGCCCCCGAGCGCCTGTTCACTCGCGACAAGCTGAAGGGGCTCTGACCATGATCACCTTCGACGCCCGGTTCGACACGACGCTCCCCGGCGGGGACGGCGAGGTCGATATCTCGGCGCTCCTCGAGGCGGCCGGGCAGCTGGGCGAAAGCCAGGCTAAGGCGCGTATCGAGGCGGGCGGCCCGGGACCGGACGGCACCGACTGGCCGGACTGGTCGCCACGCTACGCCGCCACGCGGAAGGAAGGTCACAGCCTCCTGCGGGGCGAAGGCAATCTCCTCGACGACATCGCAGCCCGTCCGCCCCAGGGCGACAGCGTCAGCTGGGGATCGGGCCTCGTCTATGCCGGCGTCCACCAGGACGGCAACGAGGACATGGGCATCCCCGCGCGGCCCTATCTCGGCGTCTCGGCCGAGGATGCGCGCGAGTTCGAAGAGATCGGACTGGCGCACCTGGCGCAGGCGGCCGGCCTATGACACCGCTTTCGTCTTTCGACCAGCTCCTCGACGCGGTGGCGGCGTCGATCCGCGCCGCGGGCATTCTTCCCGGCGGCGCGCGCGTCGAGCCGATCGAGGGCCCGATCGATACCTGGATCGACGGTAATACCGCGCGCTACGGCGCAGCGGCCCCGGCGCTGGTCGCAGTCTCCCGCATCGAGAACGCCGCCGCCGGTGTCCATGAACTGACGCTTCAACTCGGCGTCTACTTCATCCCCGAACCGGCCCGGATCGGCGACCAGGCGCGGGCTCTCGTGCGCCAGGTCCAGAATTGCCTCTTCCTCATCGAGGGCAATCGCTGGGGCTTGTCGGGTCTGAAGAAGCCGGTGCGCATTCGTGCGGTCAACCGGGCCAGCGCTCGGCTGGCGAAGGACGGCACCGCCCTCTGGCTGATCGACTGGGAACAGACCGTGCGCATCCGCCTCGCGGAGGGAGACTTGGCCGGACGCGGCATGCCCTGGACCGTGACGGAGGGCGTCGATGCCCCGTGATCCCATCACCCAGCTCTTCGCCCGCGTGGCCGAGCTCGAACGCCGGCAGGCGAACATGGTCCGTCCCGCGAAGGTCGTGGCCAACGAGGGCGGACGGGTGCGCGTCTCCGATGGTGCGGGCTTCGATCCCGAACCCATGCCGCAAGCGAGTGTCAGTGCCGGCACCTGGAAGATCGACGCGCCGGCCGGTGCCGGTACCGCGGGGATCGTGCTCTGCCCCGAAGGCGAGCCGAGCCTCGCGCGGTTCATCCCGACCGATGCCTATGACGGCCATCCGGCCGGATCGACCGACCCGGGCAAGATGACCCTAACGGGACCAGGCGGTGAGACGATCGTCATCGAGGGCGGCCGCATTGAGATCGACACGCCGGGCGAAGCCGTCGTCCGCGCCCCGGTCGTTCTGGTCGAAAGTGCAGACGTCCGGCTGGGCGGGTCCGGCGGCAAGAAGGTCGCCCGGATCGGCGACGCGGTCGCGGGCGGCGTGATCGTCGAGGGCTCCGGCACCGTCACGGCAATCGACTGAGACAACGAAAGGAGGGCATATCATGGCCCAGAAACCCAAGATCGAGACCCCGGACGCCCCGCAGGTGCCGGCGGAAGACCAGGCCGCGCAGGCCACGCCCCAATCCGAGACCAAGGTCGAAGCGCCGACTGGTCCGGTCGTTCACACCTACGAGGTGGTGCCCGAGCTCTTCTTCTTTCGCGGCTGGAACCGGAAGGGGGCCAAGGTCGAGGCGACCGAGGCGGAGGTCCGCTATCACGTCCAGGCCGGCCGGCTGAAGAAAGTGAGCTGATCCGTGGCCGGTGTCGATGCCAGGACCGGTCGCCCCATCGAGGGCGATGCGCGGATCGCCCAGGCGATCCGCCGTCTGATCCTGACCCAGCACGACCTGCTCATGCGCCGGCACCTGGCCTGCGATCTGCCCGACATCGTCGGCACGCCGAACAATGCCATCGAGCGGTTCGCTTACCAGGCGGCGGTGGCCACGGCACTTGCGGGCCCGCAGGGCGAGCGCCGGCTCGACCTGCGCGAGGTGCGCTTTCTGGACGAAGCTGAGGTCGACGGGATCGTGCCCGAAGGACGCGAGAGCGCGGACGGGCAGGCGTGGCTCCGGATCGCGGGGTATTCGCGCGAGACCGGACGCCCGATCGAGATCGCGGAGCTCGTGGCATGACAAGGCGGTTCGACGATGTCATCGAGGTCGGGCATCTGGCCCCGCCGCTCCTGGTCGAGGAGACGGGGGTCGACAAGCTCTACGCCCGCCAACTGGCCGAGTACCGGCGCGTCTGGCCCGACTGGGCGGACGATACCGAGTACGAGCCGACCCGTGCGCATCTGCATGTCGATGCGTATGTCGAGGAGCTGATCCGACGCCGGATCAACGAGGCCGCGCGGGCCACCCAGCTGGCGCTCGCCACGGGGGCCGATCTCGACATCAAGGGCTGGGCGCGGCGGGTCGAACGCAAGCTCATCGTGCCGGCCGATCCTGCGGCGACGCCGCCGGTCCTGGCGGTCTGGGAAGACGACGAAAGCTACCGCCGCCGCATCCAGCTCGCCCCCGAGAGCTGGAGCGTCGCGGGGCCGGAAGGCGCCTATGTCTTCTGGGCGATGACGCCCGATCCGATCGCGGATGCGGTGGCCACGTCGCCCGGGCCGGCCGAGGCGCTGATCACGGTCATGAGCCGCGACGTCGATGCCCGCAGCGAGGCCGACGAGGCAACGCTTGACCTGGTTCGCGCCGCGCTGGACGGGCGCACCCGCATCCCGTTCACCGACCGGGTGACGGTTCGATCGGTCGAGGCCGTGCCCTATGCCTTCACCGGGACTCTTTACGTGAAGCCTGGTTCGGACGGGGAGGTTGTCCTGGCCGAAGCCCACCGGCGTGCGGCGGCCTATACCGATTACATCCGCTATATCGGCCGGTCGATCGAGCCGCTCGGGGTCTACGGCGCGGTCTCGGTTGCCGGCGTCGAACGGTTCGAAAGCCAGCTCACGTCCGGCCTGGCGATCGCGCCCCACCAGGTCGCCCATTGCGAATTCGTCGACCTCAAGCTCGAGATCGCGCCATGAACGGGATCGAGCACCGTCTCAGCCAGACCCTGACGGGCGCCGATCTCGCCGCGGCCGTCTCCCGCGTGCGCGAGATGCCCGACTATGCCACCGAATGGGAATTGCGCACCGTAGCGGTCGGAGCCGAAGCCGCGGCCGTCGACGCGGCGATCGCAGCGCTCCGGACCCTTCGGGATCCGTGGTCGTGCCCGCCTGAATGGCTGTTCCTCCTGGCCTGGGACCTCTCGGTCGATGTCTGGGACGCGGACTGGCCCGACAGCGTGAAGCGTGCCGTCTGCGATGCGTCCTGGGAGGTCCACCGCTATCGCGGCACGCGGTTCGCGATCGAGACCCAACTCGCCGCTCTTGGCCTCGGGGTCGATCTGCGCCCCTGGTACCAGCTGATCCCCGAAGGTCCGCGCGGGACCTTCGAGGCCGATGTCTGGATCCGGGACGACAATCCCATCGCGCCGCGCAGCCCGTCCTATGGCCGCCTGCGCGCGACCGCGACCGATGCGATCACCCGCACGAAGCCCCTCACGCGGCAGTTCGCCATGCGCTTCGGCGCCCGGAACCGCGAACGCGTCTACATGGGCGCCGCGGCGCGCCTGGGCGGGATCGTCCGGACGCTCGCCCTCCAGCCCTCGGATCAATCCGAGACCTTTGCCACCGCCGTCGCCGGGGTCTCGGCCACCGGCGGCGTCCGCCACGTGACCGGGATCTCTGCATGACACAGTCGAACTACACCGTTCCGACCTCGGCCGGCCTGGCCTGGAACGCCCGCGCCGCCGCCGGGGAGGCCGTTTCGCCCATCACCCAGATGGTCTTCGGCGACGGCATCCGCGCGCCCTCGGGGGGCGAGACCGCGCTTTTGAATGAAGTGCACCGCGTCAACCTGGCGGGGCAGGGCGTTCTCGACGATGCCACGGCGGCGTATTTCGACGCGTATCTTCCGGCTGCGGTCGGGGGCTTCGTCATCCGCGAACACGGGCTCCTAACCGCCGACGGCACGCTCGTCGCGATCGGCGTGCGCGACCCGGGGGTCCCGAAGGCCGATCCCGCCTCGGGGGCCGCGGACGATTTCACCTACAGAATCGACGTCTTCTACCAGCATCTCGACGCGCTGGCCGTGACCATCGACCCGGTCCACGGGCTGACGGCCGAGCGCCGCGTTGATACCGGCACCGGCCTGAAGGGCGGCGGCGCGCTGATCCAGAACCTGACGCTGGAGGCGGATTTCGCGACGATGCCCGAAGCGATCGCCGGAACGTCGGGCAAGGTTATGGACGCCGAACTGGTCCAGGCCATGCTGCGCCGGAGTACCTTCACCGTGATGGCCTTCCCCCATGTGGAAACCGCCGATCACCGGCTGAACCTGTCGGACCTGGGGGACGGCCGTATCCGGATCGGCGCGGGCAACACCTGGACCTGGCGCAACAGCGAGCGGTTCTCGACCTCCGATTTCACCGACCCGATGCGGATATTTCCGACCGACCCGTCGAAGCTCTATCATCTGCGCTGGCATGCGCCCGGAACCGGAACGGCGGTCCCCGAAGCCGATTATCCGATGGGGCGTTTCGAATTGGCGGATATGGCCGGGCTTTCCGAGACGGCGACCCAATACGACAGCACGCTCGACCGGATGTTGATTGCCCGGATTGAAACCGATGCCGTCAATGCCGCCACGATCACGAGCCTCGCCAATGCGGTCCAGCTCTTCGACGTGGTCCAGGATTACGAAGCCGTCACAATCAGCCCGCAAGCGAATGGCTCGCGGCGCGGTTTTGAGTTCGTGTTCGATTGGGCGCGCACGCCCGTCAATGCGGCGGCATCGGTTTACCGGTTCGACACGAGCTCACCGGGCCTCGGGGCAATCCACCAGGACGAGCTCTATGACGCCGATACCAATATCACCGGGGTTTCGGTCGATCGGTACCGTTACACCGGGGAGGCCGTGCGCGATTACACATCGTATATCGGCGTCCAGGCGATCCTGCAGGTTTGATCGGAGGGCATGGCAATGAAAGTCAGCTTTAAAGGATCGCGCGCAATTCAGCGGGGCCGAACGATCCCCGGCTATTCCATTCCGCCGGAATTGGAAACGCTGCCGCTCGAACGATTGGCCTTGGTCGACGGCGCGGTGATCGATATTGCCACGCTCACCCGTGTCTTCGTCGATGACGCCGGCCGGAAACACGCGGGCCGGGACGATCCGGACTGGGATGAGGTCGAGAGCACCTGGAACACGCCGCTCGTACGCGGAACGGATGGGCATTGGCGGCCCCGATCCGAGGAGGAAAGCGTGGAGAGCGCCCGGCGCGCGGCCGTGGCGCGGTTCTCCGACCGGGTCGAGCGCATTCGTCATGCGATCGCCGGGACATCGAGCGCGGTGAAGCTCGCCGAGTATGCCGACAAGGCCGCCCACGCCCAGGCCATCATCGATGGCGGCGGGACCGCGGCCATGCGTGCCGAAGCCACGGCCGAGATCGGCCGCTACGACGGATCGGACACGCCCGAAGACGCGGCGCGGGTCTGGCTCGACCGGGCCGAGGCGCTCCGCGCCGCGCGCACCGACTTGAACGCCCAGGAACGCGAGGCGCTCGACGCGTTCGATCGGCGGCGGTCGACCGGGGGCATGGAGGAGGCCGAGGCCGAGGCGAACGCAGCTCTCGACGCGTGGCTTCAGGCGCGGGGCGCCTGATGGCCGAGTCGCTGGTCTTCACCTTCGCCCAGGGCGAGAGCGTCGCGATCCCGCTCATCGCCTACGAGGACGCGGAAGGAGAGACCGTGCGCGACCTGACCGGCATCGCGATTGCGGCCCGCGCCATGGCCCCCGATCCGACCGTCTCGACCCGCGTGATCTCGACGATCGACGGGACGGGGCGCCGGGAGACGGTGACCGAGCGCAGCCTCTTCAGCCTGACGGTCGAACGGTTCGACGATCCTTCGGGCGAGATCGTCGTCTCGATCCCCGCGAAGACCACCGCCGGGATGCGCCCGGGCGACTGGGTGTTCGACGTGGCCTTCGACGAGGGCGGATACGTGACGAAGACCGCGAAGATGACGATCCGGATCGAGGAGGCCGTGACCGATGCCGATTAACCTGGTGAAGATCCCGATGGCGCAGGATGGCAACAACCTCGCCCTGGCCCGGGCGGCAAAGATCCAGGCGGAAGGGTCCGCCGCGGCCGCGGCCGCCGACCGTCAGGCGGTCACCGATGCGCTGGCGCCGATCGATTTCGCGAAGGTGTCCCAGGTTGCCGACAGGTCGGCCGATGTGGCGACCGTCGCCGCCCGCGACGCGGATGTGGGCAAGGTGGCGGCCGTGGATGTCGACGTCGTCAAGGTGGCGGCGATCGAGGCCGATATCCGGACGCTGGCACCCTTCGCCGCCGACATTCCTGCCGCGAAGAACGCGCCGGCCGCCGCCGCGCAGGCCAAGGCCTGGGCAACGGAACCGGGCGAGATCGAACCCGGCCGCCTGTCCGCCCGCGGCGAGGCGGAACGGTCTCGCTCGGAGGCGGACCGATCGCACTCCGAAGCCGATCTGGCCGCTACGCATCGCGCCGACGCGAGCCAGCGCGCCGAGGAAGCCCGGACCGCGGCACTTCTCGCCAACGCCATTCCCGCCGACGACGTCGCCGACGGGCTCCAGCGCGCGCCCGAGGACGGCACCTTCGCGCTCGGATACAAGGGGCGGTACCGGGTCTATCGCAAGGTCGCGGGTGAGGCGGTCCAGATCGGCCGCGTGGGCAAGGTTGTCCTCGACGCCTTTGCCGAGACCGCGGAGCTCACCTATGCCGAGATCGCGCCGGGCGAGGTCTTCGAGATCGCGGGCGCGCGATACGTGCCGAAGCCTGTCATCGACCAGGATGCGCATTTCGATAATGCCGGCACCGGGGGCATCAAGTTCGACGTCCTGCCCGTGGGCAGCGACTGGATGATCAGCCATTTCGATCCCGACCCCGCCAACGCGAAAGTGGCCTGGAAGCGCGCCGTGGGCGCCCTGAAGCCGCGCCACCGGCTGGTGGTCGATGTGCCGATCGATACCGACTACGAGGCGTTCGACGAGATCCCGAAGATGGATCCCGGCGACTACATCGTCTTCCGCGCACCGGTCACCCATCACACCTTCGGCGTGCCGTGCATCTGGCACGAAACCGATGGATCGTCGGTGCCGGTGATCCTCGAGACCCCGCAATTCCTCTATGCTGGCACGGCGACCCGACAGCGCCCGGACTTGATGCAAGTCTTCTATGGTCAGACCTGGACGGCGGCCGCGCCGTATTCGAACCGGGCGCAGGCCGGGCTGTTCTTTTCTCGGGGCGGCACCGTCACCATCAAGGGCACGTTCGAAGCCAGGGCGGTCGACTTCTCCGCCCCCGAGAAGCTGATCCCGCGCGCCTTCGTCATGCTCCAGGGGCCGAACGCGGAACCGGGCAATGTCTATGGCGACGATTTCCGCTTCGACGGCATCCTCTTTGGGATCATTGCCACGGGGGTCGACAATTTCTGGATCGGCGACGTCTATTCGGACCGCTGGTCGCAGCTCCAGACCCAGGCGCTTGTCGACGGCAACGAGTACGAGTGGGAAGCCCCGGGTCATATCTGGTACTTCACGCCCAACGCCACCGGCGCCTACAACATCAAGATCGGCAACTGCTACGACGAGGGCACCGAGGTCGGAACGCCGTTCGTCACCGGCGCCACGTCCTACAAGTGCACCACGCGTGCCTCGAGCTTCCAGATCGGCTTCCTGTTCTCCCGGCGCAGCCAAGGGATCGCCGATCTCGAAGTCGCGAATGCGCGCATGGCGGGCGGCTA